CCCACCCATACTTATCTGCAACTTCAATGGTTCCACCTTGTACATCTTTAATATCACCTAAGTTCTCTAACTTATATGTATTAACATCTAACGATGTATAAAATTGTTCTGATTTATAAAAACTATTGTCACGTTTCATTTTGATAAAATTCATCATGAAATCAGACATGTCTGCATTTTTATTACCGTGGAAATATAAAATTTGATTTTTATCTTTAGGTATTGCCTGATATCCAAATATTCTATTAAAATTCTGTGGACCTTCCTCATTCCAAAACTTTAAAAAATGATGTTGGGTATCATCTGTCATTCCATCATCACCATCATAGGATGATGTGTCAAAGTTCGATAGTGGTAAATGTTTTTTAAAATTATACTTCCATCTCATCACATTATCAATACCCTCATCATTCCATAGGTATAGTCGTTTGTAATCTTTACCTCCGTCTTTCATTACTTTCACGTAATGACTTATAATTTCCTCAAACCACCATTTACATTCTTTATTATAAACATACATACAAACATGCATATATGGTTGTTGTTTTTCTACCCCCCAATCATTTGCAACTTGTTCGTTAAATAGTTGTGAATTTTTCCCATCATCATACCAACCGAAAAATTCTTCTTGTACGTGTATATCGGATATTGGATAATTTTCAATTTCTGAGAAATATTTTTTAATTTCATCAACGTTATAGTTTACAACAACATCACCATCCATCCAAACGTAGTTATCAAACCCTTCATTAACCGATTCAATACAGGCTATTTGTTTCCAATACCACTTATCGTGTTCTGATATCTTTTGTGTTGTAATAGTTCTTTTAATAATATTTGGATAATCAAACGGAACCTCACAATCAATACCATAAACAATAATCTTACGTTTAGAAAATTCTAATAATGATTGAACTAACTTTTCAATCACAGGCATATAACCAATGTTGCCTGTTGTTATGAAAGCAAAATCATCAAATTTATTTTCAAGAATTTTACTTGCACCTTTCGCTATTGTGTCCCAATTAAAATCTTTGTGTATTCTTTCAGAGTCACTTTTTGCGGTAATCCACATTGCGGTGTCATAATCGTATGCTTGACGCATTTTGAATCTCAAATCTTGCCAATCAGGTTCACAATATTCACCAGGGAAATCTTTGTGTTCGTGATTAGCGGGTGTTAATCCTTTAATTGAAACAGGAACCCCTTTATCTAATGTAAATTGTAATTGCCCACCCCAATTTGAATATAATGATGGTGTTCCACAAGCCATGGCCTCAATCAATGGCAAATTCCAACCCTCACTTCTTGCACAAGAAATGAAAGCATGTGCTGTTTGTAAATAATTAACGTATTCATCTTGTGATGGGAACTTAACAAACTTAATGTTCTTGGTGTCGATACCGTAATGTTTAATTCTTTCCTCAGTGGTCTTAAGACCATCCGACGGATACGGGTTTTCAACTGATGCGATTAACTCAATATCATCTTGGTCTTTGAACTCTTCCGCAAATGCTTGTAATATTTCGGTTGTACCTTTTCTCCATTCCCATCTACCAAACAATACAAATCTTTTTTTATCTCTTTTCGGAAATTTAGTTAACGGTTTAAATGTGTTCACGTCAACCCCCTCAGGAACGATTGATATTTTATGTGATGGGTAACCCTGTTCAACTAAACAATCAAACTGCCATTGAGTTGGTACCCATACTTCATCAAAATAATGTAATCTTTGAAAGAAATCATCTGGATAACGTGTTGATTCCCAAACATTATATGCTATTTTATATCCCTCATAATTTTCATAGAAATAATAGTTATTGGTGTCAACCAGAACAATATGAACATCTGGTTTGTAACCACCATCATACCCGTAAATGGGGTAATCTGACCTACTACCGTCCGAATTGTTAAGGGTCTGAAGGATTAACATATCCTTCATCTCGGTGGTCATATAGGTCTCATTATCGTGCGGGGTGTTATTCATCCCTTTCCAACCTTTACCTACCGTTGAATTTCTAACCTTTACTGTGTGGTATTTGTTCAGAGCACAAAAAAAGGACTTTGCGTGATTAGCATATCCTGTTACTCCAATAAAACATGTGTGAGCTAATATTTTCATATACCATAATATAATGAAAATAAGTTAAAATGTCAAATCAAATTTTGTTTATTTTTTGATAAACCATTTAAGTAATTTGAGAAGTTTTTATTTATGAAATCATGTAATTTATTTGCATAACTTTTATTTTGTTTTGGACCAGCATGACCTCCTTCAACACCCTTATCGATAAAAATTTGATATTGACCATCAAATCTATTAGGTTCTTTAAATTCACTTGGTATACCAAAAGCCCCATTCCAAATCCAATTACAATTTTTAGATTCTAAGAATAATTTTACTAATTGGTGATTTTTATACCAATTAATTAAATCTTCATTATCATTTTGTAATTCAGTTAAATAACTTTGTATTTGTTTACCGTATTCAGTCTCATCCATATATCCCCATGAATGGGTTGGGATAAATGGTTCTATATTACCATCTTTTGTATATATTTCTCTTCTTAATGGTGATGAGTACATAACTAATACTAAATCTGGTTTTATTACATCGTAATATGTTAATAGACATCTAACAATAAAATCGTTACTTCTACCACCCGTACCAAAATTCATATTAACACCATTAGGTATGAGATTTGTAAATTGCGTTGGCCAAGTATCGTTGTAATTGACTCCAACACCTTCGGTATGTGAACAACCCAATGACATCACTTTAAACCCCTCTTTTTTTAAACTATCTCCTCTAAATCCTAATTCATTGTATGTATATGTACACAACCCTGTGTTATCGGAACCAGATGTTTTATATGTTTTTCCCTTTCTTCCATTCAAATTAAATTTAAATGAAGATATTTCAAATCCATCCAACGTCCAATATCTTAATGGGTTCATATTTTTATAATTATACTAATTTGTTAAAACTAAATTTTGTGTTATTGTTTTTTAAAGGTACCATATTTTTATTTTTTATAAAGTATGAATAAGGTTTCCAATCATTTCCCTTTTGAATATATTGTAATTCTGCGTTCCATCTATTTCTGTCGACCCCATTAATGTTTATAGTTTTAGCATATTCACCAGTCATCCACCAAAAATTACCGGAATAAATTACATTTTTGGAATTTTTTAGGGTTTCTAATAAAACACCATACGTATTATATGATTCACTTTTTAAAACTTCAAATACGTTTTTTACATGTTCAATATTGAATGATTGCATTACATTTCTCCACCTTTCACTTTCTAAATAATCAATGGTGTTTTGTTTAGATGCCCCTTTAGTATGTAGGTAAAAAATTAAATCATTGTCATCAAATGTTGGTTTATGTGTTTCTATTAAGTCTAAAGTTACAAACTCATTACACTCATTTTTAACATCACAAACAACTATTTTATTTGATTTATTGTACTTGTTTATTAATTTATTAATACTATCTATCGGTATGTTTTCTTCTGATAAACATATCCCAATGTTTATTATATTTTCAAAATTAAAATGAGTTTTTATTAAAGAAAGTTGTTCTTCTATAATAGACTCAACCCCATCAATTGCGTAAATATGGTAATATATTCTTATCATATTAATTTATCAATTTTTACTTCTAAATGCTCATTTTGTAAAAACCAAAGTAATGAGTATCTCTCTCCGTTTAAAATAGGTGTTATTTCATGATTAATTTTTACATCAAATATGTAGGTGTTCCCAATAACTTTATTTAATATAATTTCATTTGGGTTGTATAATTTAAAATCACCTCCTTCAAAATCATTGTTTAACAAAACACCCACTGAAGATAATCTATTTTCTATAATATCATTGTGTCTTCCAAACCAATCACCTTTTATGAATTTATGAAAATGAATAACTTCTTTATTTTTTTTTATTTGTATGTTTAATTCTTCTTCAAAAAATGTTTTAAGTTTATCAAATAACCATTTAGTATCTAATGAATAATTAATTGGTTGTGAATTATATTTTCTATCATCCATTACCCAATTTGTAATATAGGTGTCGTTATATGATATTATAGATTGACACTCCTCTTTACTAAATAAGATTTTTTCTTTTAATATCATATGTTAAGGTATATATATCTTTTCTATATTTTTTGTCATAATCAATCATATCCAAATGTATTGGGTTTTCAATGTTTAAATAACTAATAACGCTATTAACATCTGTTTTATTAATATACATATTTTCATACGTTATGTGAAATCCATTTATTTTTTTTAAACTATTTTTCATAACATCGTACCTATGTGACATATTGGTTATTTCAAATTTATGTTCTAAAATCCAATCGGATGAAACCGTATATGCATCGTGCCAAATGTTAGTATTATTTGCCATAATAAAACTTATTGATGTATCGATAGTATTTTCTCTATTTAAACAAATAACTTTATCAAATTTATTTATAATTTCATTTGATGGTATATATTCCTCTACAACTATTTTTTTAATTATATTTGTTTTTTTAAATATAGATTCAAATGTAGTTTTATCATATGGAGTTTCATCTAATTCAATATCTAATTCTTTTGATATCCATTTACATAATGTAGTAGAACCACATCTTGTATGTGACAATATTAAAATTTTCATTTAAATTAAAGTTTTATTTGTAGTATCAATGAACTCATATAAATTATGAAAAAGGTATTTATTTTTCCATATCTTATTAAATTCTTTTTTAAATAGTTGATGTTCAGGATGTTCCTTATCCCATACTTGTTTTAATTTAAATTCACCTTCCGAAAATGTTCCCCAATTAGTTATTTTACCAAAAAACACATTTACCTTTTTGCCGAATATGGAATACATTAAATTATAAAATATTTCCATTTCCATATAGTTGGAATCTTGAACAACAAATGATGTTTTTACATTCATACGTGGTAAAGTACTGATAAATTTTAAATTAGAAAGTAAATTTTCCCAATTTCCCCCTATTCTCGTTTTATTTTCGTAAGTGTCTTTAGTACCTGCATCGATACTGATTTCACAAGTATGAACGTATTTATGTACGTTCGGCATACTATCCCACATTTCTTTATTCCACATTGATGCGTTGGTATGAAAATGTATTGATGCTAAATTTGGGTATTTTTTAGGATTAAAATTTCTTAAGTAATTTCTAAACCCAACGGAAACAAATGGATCTCCTGAACCGGTTATGTATAAAGTTCTAACATGTTTTGAATAATATTTATCAATATCTTCAATAGTTTTTTCAACACGTTTTATACCTTCACTATTTTCAACAATTAAATCAACTCTACATGAAGGACATTTGTAATTACAAGTCCTATCAAAATTCATTACCAAATAATCGGGTGTATTATTTATTACAATCGGACTATTAATATTTGAATCTGATTTTAGTCTGACTGGACCAGATGTCACACCATAGTTTATTAATTTACTTAAATAAGGACAAAGCTCTTTATTACAATACTTAAATGAACCATCTAATATAGAATTTCTAATATCAATAATTGGTTCACTATTGTAAACATCTTTTAGAGGAATTTCACCAAGTTCTACTTTATTGGGTAACCATGATGGACAACAAACAAAACAAACATTGTTGTGTACTTCTAATGAGGTAAATGGTACGTTACATGTATAATTTTTTAAATCTACCATATTTTATTATTATTTAATATTTTTTTTACATTTTCAATTACTACTTCACCACTTATCGATTTTGAACACTCAAATCTATTTTCGGTGCCAGCATGAACAGGACACCAATACCAATTGTTATGGTCAAAATCATATTTTGACCAACAACTATTACATACATTTTTATTGATTATTCTTGTTACACCATCAGTAGGTTCTAAATCAACATCAGTGAATCCTGAAATAATTATTGTGGGGGTTCCTGCCGCCCAAGATAACCAACTTAAACCACTACTAATACCAATAAATAATTCAGATTCTTGTAAAACCTCAATTAATTTGATTAACGGTCCGTTTGGTTGTTTAGTTATGCCACTAGGTAATTTATTACCCATATAACCATCTTCTTCATATGATAACACTCTAACCTCATATCCTTCCGTATTTAAAAAATCCACGACCTCTTGCCAACCTGTTGGATTATTCCAATATTTACATTGTGCCTTTCCGTGAAATCCAATTGTAACTAATTTTCTTTTGGTTGTTCCTAATTCCTCTAATCTTGGTTTTAGTTCTTCATATTTAATTCCTAAAATATCTGAACCGACTTTCATCAACGGTAAATCTTTAGGATTAATTCGGTGTCTATTTATATCTATTTTACCATCAATAGTATACCAAAATCCTAATTTATATAAAGCATATACATCAGGTTTATTTGAGTTAGGTAAAGTAAAATTAATATTAGAATATTGTTTTTCAAAAATCTCATTGTAATATGTGGAACAAGTTACCTCACAATTTTTTTCTATTCTAAATTTTTCCACATATTCAATCCAAGCTAAAGTGTCCCCTAATCCTTTTGATTCTAAATCAATATGAACTATTTTTTTATTTAAATCAAAAACATATTCATAATAAAAATCATTATCCAATCCTTTTATTTTAATTAACCAATTAACAAAATATTTTTTGGCACATCTAACCCATTTATTACTTATTAAATCTAAATTAAAAACAATTTTATTTGTGTCTCTATCAATAAATTCAACATTATAATGTAATGTGGTATCTTCTATTATTTCAACAAAAGGTCCATCTATAAAGTTTATATTAACTTTTTTATTCAATTGTAACTATTTTAAGTTAAACTTTTTTGTTCTTTAAAAATACTATTATTTAAATTTAAACTTTTAAATGAACTTGCTAATACAATTCTTTCCATTTTTGATTTTGTGTTTGGTTTTGCGGTGTGAGCCAATGATGCTGGAAAAAGTAACATATCTCCCTCATTTGGTAAAATTTTATACTCAATGTTATCTTTTGTTTTAAAAAATAAATATCCATCATCACCTTCTAAATTATCTGGCATTTGTATATAAAAAGTATATGTCCATTCTACATTTTTTAAATTAGTTCCATTAGGTGAATTATGTGTATGATACCCATCATATATATTTTTATTATCACTTTTATATAACCAAGTGTCGTGATAATATGGTTTATTTATATTACATTTTAATTCCTCACCTAATATTTTCAATCCAACTTCCCTTATTCTATCAATTTCATCAGCATTAATTATTAATGAAGATTGAATGCCAGGAGTTTCTTGTGTTGATTCAGCTGTAAGCGCATTAGCATCAAAATTTAATTTAGCCTCCTTCAATATTTGTTCTTTATTATATTCAATTTTAATGCTATAAATTGATATTTTATCTGTTATTTTTATTTCCTTCATAATAAACTAATTTAAAGTAATGTTTTTTTAGGTGTTTTAAGTTTTAGATTATATACTAAAGAATATCTATAATTTGGAAATATTGAGCTGGGTACTCTACCTGTATGTGGAATATTGGCATCAAATAAAACTAATCTTCCGGGTTTTGGTAATATACTTTTTATTATTTCCGCGTCACTTGATTTCTTATCAAAAAATACAGTTTCAGAACCCCAATTTGCATCCCAATTATCATTACCATATATCAACGCAGTAATATTATTAAATCCATTGATTACTCCATCATCATGAATTGAAAGTACATCTGAATATTTATAAGCATTTATCATATTTCTATAACATTCATATTGATTATTTAATATTGGTAAATTAAGTATTTTACCTAAAATTTCACTAAAAAAATTAATGTCTTTATCTTCCTTCTTAATTTGTTTTGATAATGACCATCTCCTATCATTTCTATTACTTGTGTGATCTTCAATTCCAATCAAATATAAATCAGATGACCATAATATATCATATAATTTATCAATTTCCGTTTTATTTAAAAATTCATCGATAATTTCTATCATATTAATGAGCTTATTTTTTTAGGTAAATATTTTTTTAAAATATCATTATTCATTTAAATCAGTTGATTTCTTTTTTCAAATTTTTTTTCAAACTTTTCCCAAACAAAAGATTTTAACTCATCATTTATTATTATTTTATTTAATCTCTTTGATGATTTATTTTTATTTGTTATAACTAATCTTTCACCAAATCTATCTTCAATAAAATCAATAAATTTATCCAATTCTTTAATATCAAATTCATATGTACATTTTCTATTACTTTTCCAATTATTTTCCGAAATTAACGTACATACTATAGCTATCAGTTCCAAATAATTTGGTGCTTCGGATATGTTTTCTTCTTTATTTTTAAGGAAACTTAAAAAACATTTTTTATTACCCTCTATTGTTTCAAAATGTAAATTATTAATAAAATCATCATCAAATATGTTATAAATAAATTCATTATTTACATCTTCCCATTTACATATTGGTTCAAACTTAGAGTCATATTCAATAATATCCCAAATAAAATTCATTGCACTTAACCATTTATCAAACCAATTTCTAGTGATACATACAGTTTCTTTATTACCAAAATAATCTAAAAGTCCTTTTAACGGTATATGAATATGTTTATCTTTATTAAAATATTCATTAAATTTTCTTAGTTTTAAATTTGAATTCAATAATGCCTCTTCAATTGAATAACTAGCGGTTTTAGTTGTCATAACCCAAATAAGGTCGTCATTTATTAAATAAGACATAATTACAATATTGTTTTATTGTTTTTAGGGTTTTGAATTTTTCCCGTTTGAATAAGGTATTCTGATTCAATTTCTTTCCATTTACTTAATGGACATGAACCATTTTTATCTAAAAATGTTTTTTTAGTATAAACTTTTGCTTTTAGGGGACATCCACACGCACCACATTTTAACATCCAATTTGTTCCATTAATTATTTCCTGCTTTTTAGGGCATGAAAAACAAACTTCTAAACGTTTATCGGCTAATTTTTTTTGTTCATCTGTATGTACAATTGTATTAAACCAAGCTGTTGCGATTTCTTTAAAATCTAATTTCATATTATATTATAATAATGTTTTATTTCCTTTATTGTATTCAAATCCAATATTACCCGCCAAAACAATCCTATCCTTAGTTGAATTTAAAGCAACGTTTGGTCCATGTGGTAAATCTCCAACCATTATGATTAAATCATCTTCTTCTGGTAATATATTGAACATTTTTTTATTTTCTCCTTCGATAAATAATACACCGTCATCATTTATTAAATTATCTGGCATTTGAATGTAATATACAAAAGTATAATCAGGTATAAAAAATCCATGTATTTTACTTATTATATCATGTTGATGCATTTTTACAATTCCTTCAGATAAACCTGGTTGTTTTGGTTCTTTAGCCCTAATTACATTAACCCAAGATTCCAATAATACATTGTTAAATTTTTTTGTATATAATTCCTTACATTTATCTATAGATAAATTTACAATATCATCCAATTTATTTTTGTTTTTTGTAAATTCATAGTTATAATTGTCATTTTTAGGATTATATTGATTTTTTTCTTCTATTTTTAACCATTCATTTAACATGTCATTTTTATATTCTAAAAAATTTAACTTTGTTTTCCAAATAAAAGTAGTATCATCAAAATATATTTTTTTCATATTATAGTAGTGTTTTTTTATAATTTTTTTTATCTACTAGTCTTACCCAATTAACTAACGTATATCTAACTCCACTTTTTACCGGTTGTACTTTATGTTCAATATTTGATAAAAATAGGATTAAATTACCCGTTCCTTTATCAACCATTAATGGTTCATTTTCCGCATTTTTTATTTGTAAATTACCATCCTCATATTCATCATTTAATTGTATAACCAATGAACAATATCTATCACAACTTGTTATTTTCTCACCATATTGATCCTTGTGCCAATCAAAGTGATCTCCTATATTATATTCTGTAAATTGAAATTCGCTATGTTCATAATCTAAATCAAATCCTTTCACACTAATGTGTTGGTTCAATAATTTACTAATTTTTTCTAATAAAAATGAAAATTTTTTATAATATGGATAATAAACTTGATTGGACTTTCTTAAATTATGGTTAGTAACTTCTATGTAATTATCAATAACCTCAGATGGTTTTAATTTTAAATTTTCTAATGTAAAATTTAATATAGTATCACATTCATCTTTTGTTAAAAAATTAGGTTCAATTGTGTATGTAAATGCCATAACTTATTTTTATTTTATAATAATGATTTTATTTTTTTAATGGTATAGTTAACAGGTTTCCAATGTAAAAAAAATTGTAATACTCTTTCATTTTCATTACAAATTAATTTATCTCTCCAATGTGGAATTTTATCGGCATCAAATAGCAATATTCCGTCTCCAACTTCTGTGTTGAAGCAATAGTCTTTGTTGTCTATTTCAGCACAAAGAAACCATTCTTTATTTATTGTTGATTCTAAACATATTGATATTGTAACACTAATATCCGTTCTATCTATATGTTTTCGTAAAAAGTCATTATTTTTATATTCTCTAATCCAAGTGTTAACATTTATTAAATCATCAATATCGGAATTAATATCTAATATTGATGATTTAAATTTATCTAAGTATGTGTTGAAGATGTGCGATGGTTCAAAGTCGTATGTATTACCAGTATCGACTTTTTTATCTCTAGAAGCGTTAATCTTTTTATCAATTTCAAATTGTTTTGTAAGATTATCACATTCCTCTTTTGTTAATATACCTTTTATAAGGTGTATCATATAACCAATTTTAAACGATTAGTAAATCGTTATGAGTTTGCAATTACTATTAAATTACCAATTGTTGTCATTGTTGTATTTAAAGTATTAATGTCTGTATTTGATATAATGTTTGCCATTTTATTTTTCTTTTTTTTATTTTTATTTTTATTTTAAATTAATATTAACATACATATGGACTACATACTGTCCACTGACAATACCTAGCATTTTTAGGACAACTTGAACAACTAGTAGTACAAGGAGGACAAGCATATGGTGGACAATAGATTGTGTTATGTTCTATCGAAACAAACGATGTTACTGATGAATTTGGATTTTTAGTTAAAAACAACATTGCATTTTCTACGCTGATGTACCATCCAGAAAAAACTCTTTTTCTTTGTACATTTGTTGCTACCGTTTTTCTTACAAATGTTATATCGGTATTACTTGTATCTAATAATATAACAATATCACCTGCAATTGTGGTAGCCAATGGTTCAAATTTTACAACACCGGCTCTTTCTATTAAGTATCTAGACCCCATAGTATCTTCCCAAGTATCCCCATCTTCAAATGTTATATCATTTAAAAATGTTAAGACATTTACTTTTCCTTTATGTGTAACAGTATTACTAGAATATGTTGCAGTTGATGTAAGAGCACTATATGAAAGTCCAAATGTTTGTGATATATAACTATCTAAATTTGAACCATTATCATTTGGTATTTCAATTGTTTTAATAACGTCACCAACTTGTAAATCTAATGCCGATTTAAACGAGCCGTCCGCCATTTCAACTAAATCAGTATCTAATAATTTAGGTAGTGTTTGTGTTGCGGCATTTGTGTGATAACTATCTTTAAATTCTTCATTTACTTCAAATGATGTCGAATTATATGTTACATTATCTAATAACATATTTTGATTCAATTTTGTATATTGACCAATTTGAATTGATTCTAAATTTGGTGGAACTAAAATATTTAAACTTCTTATTACGGTTAAATGTCCGTCCCAAGTTTTACCCGTGTTACACAAATATTCCATTAAGAAATATTCTTCAGTAACATTATTTGCAATTACCGTATCTAATTCTAACTGAGTTGATACTTTAAATAATTTTGGATATACAGCTTTATCATATCCTGGATATCTTGATTTTAATATAAAATTTGGGTGACCGTTGTTGTCATTTATTGTAGTTATATTTGATACCACACTATTAATCGCCATATCTTTATATGCAAACTGAGAACCAAATGATGAATTTTTAATTAAATTCATAAAATTTACTTTATCTCTACAATAATGGTCATCAACTAATGCAGTTGTGTCATATGCACTTCTAATAATTAAAATAGAATCTCCGTCCTCAATATAAGGAACGGTAATTGCAGTATCGGTAACCACATGCCACTCATATGTAATTGAATTATCTGTACAATAATCTTTTAATTTTAAATTTAGGGCTCCCAAATCTCCAATGTAATGAATGGTTGTAAAGTTATTAGATTTAACAAATGTATCTAAACTTGATAAATCCAAACAATCAACATCGTCCTCGACTTTTTCCGGTCCATCCCAACCAACCGCAGTGTTTATTTCGATGGGTCTTAAATTACCATCTTTATCGTACATAAAGTCCGAACCTATTAATACTGTTCTCATATTATTTCTTTATTTCTATATAAATACTTATTTTTTATCTTTTAATCCAAATTTTATCCACTTATACCAAATTCTTTCGTGAATATAATATTGTACGGGTTTATAAATCAATTCCACCACTCCAAATGCGGTTCCAACCTTAATTGATCCACTTACCCACCATATTATTAAGAACCCAATAAGAGTACTCACAATACGATATGAGATGGTTTTAGCTATATGTCGTTTACGTTCTACTATCATTTATCATTCATATTAGGATATTCAATAATATCTCCATTTGAGTCGATATATCCGTTTCTGATATTTGTACCACTAATTTTAGCAACATCTGCAGGTGGTTCATGATAAATAACGTCATATCCAACCCCTCTACCATAGTTAATACTCTCAATATCAGGAATAATTGATATATTAATTTTATGTGAATTTTCCCTAAAAAAAGGTTCTTCGGTCAAATCCATCATAACCTGGTGAGCCGTTTTTGGATTGTTTTCATCTGTCTCTACATTTCTAATTGCTACCCATACATTCTTCCCCTTTTCTAATTGTTGGTTAATTAACCATTCGTGACCCTTGTGCCAATTCTGCCAACGTCCCACATACATTGCATATTTTTTACTCATAGTGTTAATTTTTTTAATATTTCATAATAAGAATCCGTTTCAGTTTTATCCGTTGTATCCAAATCTATAAAGTTTTCAGTGGGTGGTTCATAATTCTCCACATGAAACTGATTTCTACCCCTATCTTCTGTCGTATGAATATAAATCTCAACAACCCCTCCCTCTCTTTTCTTAAAGTCCTCTCTTTGGTCTTTATATGGTGAAACTAATGACACCAACACCGTAAATCCCTTTTTATGTAAAAATTGAGCGATGTCTTGTGCTCTTTCAATATTTTTTCTTCTTCCCACCTCAGAATAGTCTTTATTTTGGAAGATATCCCTTAAATTGTCACCATCTATAATGATGGTGTTCTCCTTACCAAAATGGGTTAGAAGATTATTTGCTAAGGTAGTTTTACCTGATGCGGGTTGTCCTGTGAACCAATATATTGACATAATAGTATAACATAAAGAAAATTTCCCAAAAAACCAAATTAATGATTATAAATAAATGGATCTCTTTTACGTAGTTCTTCTAATTTCTTTTTAAATTCCTTTTTTCTTTTCTTGTCGGCAAAGTATTTCTTTACCCAATTGATTAGTTTTTTCATATTTTAATTTGTTTTATATATTACATAATTATTGTCAACAACATTTAAATAAGTTTATTATTAAATTTTACATTATTAATACCGAATTCCGAGAAAATTTTATAAACTCGTTTAATACTTTTAGTATCCATCATTACCTCTAAATTATTTCTAAAAACTTCAGTCATTTCATTTGTCACATTAAAACATTTCTCCTCACCCCAAGTTGAAATTTCTTCCATTAAATCAATAATCATTCCCATACGTTTTGTAAAATCTGTTTCGTTGTCATAACTTTCGTCCCACCATTTACTGAACGTTTGAAATCCATCTTCTTTTAATTTTTTAAGTGAGAATGGGTTACCGATGATAATAAATGGTTGTGCAGAAAAAATTGGTTTGTAAGTTTTTTCCGAAAAAAATACTGAATAATCTTCAATTAACGATTCTGTTACAATATTAACAAAGGTTTTTCTTTGTGCGTTTAAGTTTATCATCGGTAACTTATTCTCTAAATCTGATTCGTCAAATATGTGTGGGATAGTTGAGTCATAATTTTTGTAAAAATTTAAAAGTTTATCTTTACCGTATTTATAATTCTCACCAATATGAATCGTTATTTTATTATAAAAATCATTAACAATACTATCCGTAGACGCACCTAAAGATGTTATAAATTTATCTTTAAAGTTAGAGTTGGTCATCAATTCTGCGAATACTAATAATCTGTGAGGTTTCGGTATCCTATTAAAACAAAGGAAATGTTTTTCTTTTTTTATTGTTCTATTTTTATCTATAGATTTTTCAAATTCATTTCTAATTAATTGTTTTAATTCTTCTACCAAAAACTTGCCGGTCTTAAAAAACCATAAATTATGTTGAAAGTATGAATATGGAATTACCGTATAGTTATCTTCGATGTACCCAATTTTAACAAATTCCCTATACTTTTCTTCAATTACTAAATTAGATGTTAATAAAATAACATGATTTTTATCAAATCCATATTTTTTAACTAAGTTTGATATCCAAAGATATTCTAATTTATTAATCCCAAAATATCCCTCGGTTAGTAGTGAAAAAACAATTTTAGCTTTACCTTCTTTAACTTTTTCAACCACATCTGAACGCAATGTAATGGTATCGTATTTATTAAATAAATCAGTACTATACAATACTACGGGGTAAATAAAATGAACATCTTTTTTTATTATATTTTCTACCGTATCCGATATAAAAAAATTATCACTATTATCTAATTGTCTTTCAAAACTATTAAAATAGTACATATTTAATTCATTTTTTAAATCTTCACTTTCTTTTCTTCTTAATGTGTGTGGAAATTTAATATCATATTTTTTTTCAATTTCAAATCTCGTATCTTGATTTGGGATATACCATGGGTGTATATTGTATTTCTCCAAATTTGAATTTGGGTAATGTATTCCAGTGGTAATCGAATAAACCATTATTTCGTTATATGCAACAAATATATTATTAATTTTTTTTATATTAATTTGTTTTATATATTACATAATTACCGATAACCAACAAATCCATGTCGGTATCGTAAAATGTGTCGACGGCGTCTTTAGGGGTCAATACCATAGTTTTATCTTTCACATTAAAAGATGTATTCAAAAGAATAGGGTACCCACTAATCCTTTCAAACTCTTTTAAGAGATTATGAATTGCGGTATATCTATAAACTGTTTGGACTCTAGCGGTACCATCCACGTGGGTAACGGCCTTTAAAATATCTCTATATTCTGGTTTAACTTTAACAACTTGATTCATATATGGAACGTCGTCAGTCATCTCAAAATATTGATTTTGACTTTCTTTTGTTACCATAGGCGCAAAAGGTCTAAAACCTTCTCTTTTCTTTATAACCTTATTAATCCTATCCTTCATTCCATCAATAGTTGGGTTAGCCAATATCGACCTGTTTCCCAATGCTCTTGAACCAAATTCGATATGACCTTGGAACCAACCAACAACCTTACCATCATTTAAATGTTTGGCAATATATTCCCTTAAATGGTTTTCATTTTTATATACTTTAAATTTTGAACCTCTAATTGCATTTAATGTATCATTATAAAGATATTCGGGTCCTAAAAATGGATTTCTTGTAATTTTACTCCTTACTTTTCTTTCCTTTACTAAATAATGTACTACGGCACCTATTGCCGATCCTGCGTCAGATGGTGCTGGCGGAATCCAAAGATGTGTAAAATGTGTCTTATCAATAATTTTACCATTTGCGGTTCCATTATATGCACAACCACCACTTAATGTTAAGTTTGGACTTTTACTTACGTGTCTAATTGATTTGATAATCTCAAACAATACCTCTTCGTATCTTAATTGGACTGCTGCTGCTAAATCTTTATGTGTTTGTTCTAAAGTTTCTTCAGGTAGTCTTTGTGGAACACTTAATAGTTCCGCAAGTTTTTCATTGAACATGGATTTATCTGTCTTATTCCAACAAAATACATCCATATTACACACTAACTTACCTGATTTAAATGATATAAGGTTTCTTACCTCTTTAATATACTTTTGGGGGTCACCATAGGATGCTAAACCCATTACCTTATACTCACCTTCGTTTGGTCTAAATCCCAAATATGAGGTCAATGCGGAGTAATAAAGACCCATTGAGTGTGGATACTTTGCAAGTGAACTGTATTTGATTCCATTATAATCCGCAACACCTAAAGATACGGTATCAATCTCACCAACACCATCTACAGATAAACAAGTTGATTCCTCAAAATGAGATGTATAATGTGAATAATACTGATGAGCTTCGTGATGTGTTGAATAGAATACAATTGGACAAATTTCTTTTAATCTTTTATCAATTTCTTTTACATTATTGCGTATTTTCAAATAAGATTTTAGTGAATAAAATGGGTTCTTAAACCATTGAGGTTTAATGTTTTCCATTACTCTTTGATATTTCAATTTGGGGTCTTCATAATAACAAACCGCTTGTAAATTTTTCGGTGTTATTTTATAGTGTTTATAAACATAGTCCAACGCCATTTTTGGGAATGAGTCGTCGTGTTTAATACCCGTGAACTTTTCCTCTTCACAAGCAAATATTAATTGATTATCTCTGAATAAACATACAGAGGAGTCATGATAAAAAGCCGATATTCCTATTATATACATTATCTATTTAAAAATTTACGTCCTGTTTTCATTTTATTTCTCCAATACTCTAATAAATCATCCATTGTTTGATTAAAAGTTATTGTTGGTTCCCAACCAGTATGGTTTTTAAATTTTTCTATATTTGGTACCTGTAAGTCGGCATCGATAGGTCTTAATCTACTTGGGTCCGTAACAATCTCAATATTTTTTACTGTTGATTGATTTTTTAAGTAGTTTAACATATCACCTATTTTACAAGTAAACGTTCCTCCAATATTATAATATTCACCTCCTGTTGGATTGACTGTTAGTAATAAATAATACGCTCTTACCGCATCTCTCACATCGGCGTATGTTCTTAATGACTCTAAATTACCCACATAAATTTTTGGTTCTTGTAAACCAACCTCAATCATTGCAATTTGTTTTGCAAATGTTGATTCTGAAAATACATCTCCTCTTCTTGGTCCTGTATGTGTAAACATACGTGTTGTCATTATTGTCATTCCATATGCTTCAGCATAATACCTACCAATTAAATCAGTACCCACTTTAGAAATTGCATATGGTGATGCTGGATGAAACGAACACTCCTCATCTATTGGTAATTTTTCTCTTGGTACTTTGCCAAACACTTCACTAGATGAACAAACGTGTATTTTAGTATCTTTATATTTTGAATTTTTTAATGCTTCAAGTAAATTAGTTGTTCCAATTATATTTGTTTGTAATGTCTCATTAGGTGCGTCAAAACTTGTTTGTGGATAAGATTGTGCCCCTAAGTGAAATACATAATCTGGTTTTGATATGTTAACAGCATTAATCAGTGATGTTAAATCGTTCAAATCTCCGTATATCAATTCCATTCTATCTTTTTTATTAATTCTATCAGAGAGATGTTCTAAGTTCTCCATTGATTCAATCCATCTTGCAAAACCATAAATTTTCCAATCTGTATTCTCCAATAAAAAATCAGATAAGTGTGAACCGACCATCCCGCTAATTCCCGTAATTAATACATTTTTCATTTAATTATTTTTTTAAATACCAATCAATTGTTTCTTTAATACCTTGTTCAAAAGTATAGGTAGGTTCAAACCCCAATTCATTTTTTATTCTATCTATACTCACCGCTCTAAATGGAATTGTGGTGGGTTTTGTCACATCAAATTCAACTTTTGGTCTCATACCTGTAACTTTCAAAATACTGTCTACAATCTCACCTATTGTAATTCCACCACCATAACCCAAGTTATATGGTCTCATAGATTCACCTTTTTCTAATATCAATAACGCACCTTTAACCACATCCTTAACATAAAGGAAATCTCTTACCACATCGGGTGTTCCCCATATCACAAAAGGGTCTTCACCACTTAAATGTCTTTTAATTAAAGCCGGAACAACATGACATGTTTTTAAATCGAAATTATCATACGGACCAAATATTGCTGTACATCTTGCTAACGCAATTTCTAATCCTGAAAATCTTGATACATGTTCCATTAACTTCTCTCTATATCTTCTCATCCAACCATATCCATAGTATGATTTGTATGGTTCATCCACCCAAAACTCATCTTCAGTTAATGGTCTACGTATATCGGGATATCCAGTTGAACTATTTAAATCTAAAAATCTTTTGACTTTATTTTTGGCGCAAGCATCTAATACATTACCAATGATTGTTAATTGATTTAATGATATCTGTACATCCGTTGGTACTGTTGAAGGGTGAGCAATACTTCCACCACAGTGAATTACATAATCAGCATTTTTTGTTAATATTAAACAATCATTTAAGTTTGTTAAATCAATATTTTTAATTACTTTAATTTTATCGTTACTAACTTGGAGTGGTTTATTATGTGTGTGTGTTCTTACATCTGCACCTCTTTCAACTAACTCCAATAAAAAATGTGACCCAATAAATCCTGAGCCTCCGGTTACAACTACTATTTTACCTTCTAAAAAATTACTCATATTAATGATTTACAAATGGGTTATATCGTTTATCTAAAATTTCTTTATTATTTAAAAACCATTCGGTTGTTTTTTTAATGCCATCTTCTAAACTTACTTGTGGTTCAAATCCATATGATTTTGCCCTATCAGTATTAAACAATCTTATATCGTCACCTACACTACCCGATGAAGAGTAGTTAATAGTATTTTCCTTGCTTGAATATTTTATAACTAAATTAACAACGTCACTTATTGAATGTTTTTTACCTGAACCAAGATTTAATGGTTCTGTTATTTTGTTTTCAACAGCAAATAACATACCTCTTGCGACATCGTCAGCATAAATAAAATCCCTGATTGCTGTTCCATCACCAAACACGTCCATCACATCATTCTCATTTGCTTTTCTAATTAGTGAAGGTACCACCATGGCATTCTTAGGGTTAAAGTTATCATAAGGACCATAAACATTTGCAGGTCTTACTATAGAGAACCTATCAAAACCATATTGTATTTTATATGTTTCAATTTGTAATTCACCCATTCGTTTTGACCAACCGGCATATCTATCATTTGGTGATGGGAATGTTGACCAAACACTATCTTCAAAAAATTCATTTGCTGGTGAATAAATTCCAACTGAACTTGTGTATAAAAACCAATCAACATTTGATTCATATGCCGCCTGAATCATATTAGTATTAAATTGTAACATTGGTACCATAAAATCGACTGGTTGGTCTTTTGCCATTTGTGGTGATCCTTTAACACCTGCTAAATGAAAAATATAATCTTTACCTTTACAAATATCCAAACAATTATCAAAAAATCTTAAATCAACTTGTAGGTGTATCACACCTTCAGGTAAATCAACCGGTGTGGTTAAATCCGCAATATAAATTTCACATTCTTTATTTAACAATAAGTTAATTAAAGAACGACCAATCATTCCACCTCCACCAGTTATTAATACTTTTTTATTTTTAAACATTATTTAATGATTTACATAAACTAATTATTTGTTCGTCAGTTAAGTCAGTATGGTTCCCAATATAAAGTGAATTACTATGAATGTAATTCACATTTGTCAATTCACCCTCAATACGATGTTTGTATTTTTTTAGATATGGTTGTAATGCTTGATTACCACCACCCGCAGTTCCTAATCTATATTCTACACCAGATAAATCTAAAATATCTCTAACACCACTAAAATCATCGTTAATATCAAATCTATCTTCATAACCCTTTTTCATTATAAGAGGTAACGCGAAATTACTATTACCTTCCACATCAAATTCGGTATAGAATTTATACTTATCTAAATTGTCTAACCATAATTTAAAATTGTGTTGTCTTTTTTCAACATTTGAATCTATTCTTTTCATTTGTTCTATACCCAACACCGCATTAAGTTCAGTACTTCTCATATTAAATCCAGCAACCGCAAATGTAAAAAGAGGATTTAATTCTGGATAATTGTTAGTAAAATTATCTTGAAGTTCTTGTGACGCCTCTCGAGTCATTCCATGTGATCTAAATAAACGAACAATATCATTCGCGTTATCATCATTAACACATACCATACCACCTTCAATGGTTGTGATATGATGTCCAAAATAAAAAGAAAATATTGATATATCACCAAATGAACCTACTCTCTGGCCTTTAAATGTTGCCCCATGTGCTTCACAACAATCTTCAATCAATACTAAATTGTGTTTCTTGGAAATTTCTAAGATTTTTTCATTAATTGCGTTAAATCCTAAACAATGTACAAGAACAATTGCTTTTGTTTGTGGTGTAATTGCTTTCTCAATGTTTTCTGCCGTGATTGATAAGTTGTCCATTGAGATGTCAACGAACACAGGTGTCATTCCTAATTGAACGACGGATGATATATCGGAAACCCAACCTAATGGTGGTACAATAACTTCACCAATACCATAAAGTTCTTTAACCAATGCAATTGATAAGAAATTACCCGAATTACCCGAATTAACCATTACTGAGTGCTTGACTCCCAACCACTTAGACCAAATAGATTCAAACTCTTTAACTCTTTCTCCATTTGTAAGTCGTTGATTATCAAGTATGAAGTCAGATAAAACTTTCCTGTCTTCTTTTGTGATGTTATCATTAATCAGTGGCCATTTGTAATTCATAGATTATAGTATTCCCTATAATATAACAAAAAAATTTTAAAATGACAACACCTTTTTAAGTAAATCTGTGTTAATTTTTATTGGGTTGTGTATCCCAAGTGGGTTTTGATAAAAAACATCTTCCATACTAAATCTACTAGCAGTTTCGATATCTGCCACACCATTACCTTTTAAATGTTTAACAAAAAATGTATCTTCCCATTCTTCGGTGATGTTATTATGTTCTTTAGTGATTTCAATCATCCTATCTTTTGTTCTTAACGATAAACCACCATTACCAACAAAATAACCGTCTTTTGATTTTTTCCATGGTGCACCTATATAATCAAATTCTAAAAATTCATCAATACCACTTCTTAATAAAATAGAATCAGTTTGAAATGTTAATACTTTCTTACCATTTACCTTTTCCCAAAAATCGGTAGTTTTTAATAAATTACTATATTCCAACTTGGTTATATCATTAATATTTAAATTAACTAATTGGGTATTTTTCCAATTTTTAGTTATCAATTCTATTTGTTTTTTATTTTTCTCTCCGTGAAATATTTGAAGTCCCCATTTAATATTTGAATTAGTTTCATTAAGGTAATAGATGACGGTTTTTAAAACTGTCTCCATATGTTCACAATTTCTTAATTCAAGAATCATTGCAACATGGTCAGTTTTTTTAGGGATGATTGGAGTGTAGTTTGATAATCTATTCTCCATATACTTTAAATGATTTTTGAAAAGTATTTCATTATCAATTTTATATGTTGAACTAATCATTATTTTTAATAATTTTTTGGTAAACGTATTCCGCAATTAATTTATAACCTAATAAATTAGGATGATAATCTCCTTCATAAAAATTTTTCTCGTCGTTCCACACACTTCTACTTTCATATTCCCACACAGATATGTCATTTTTAATTTCATATTCCTTTAAAATATCTGAAACGCAACCATTTGGATTAATGAATGTTTTGGGTAAATTAATGGTATCAAAATTTTCCTCTTTAAACGTTGGGAAAAAAGAGTTGAAGTATAGATGTTTATAATTGGATAGTGTTTTTTCCATTTCCCAAAAAAACTTAACTAAATCATATGGCTTTTTTTTATATCTATATGGGTACGATAACATTACAATTACAATATCATCTTTTTCAATAAATCCATTATCAATTGTTTCATTTATCTCATTTAAGATACAGGGGTTTCCATATCCACAAACACCCATATTAACAAATTCACATTTTAATTTATCTGCAACATGTCTTGGCCAAGAATTCATCATTCTTAGTTTTTTAATAAAGGTTGGGGGTAATACATTTTCTTTATATTTTTCATTTTTTTCAACTCCATGCCCTTCGGTCCAACTATCGCCAAATGTAATTAATCTCATTGTCAATTTAATAAACTTTTAAAATAAAAATAATCTTTTCTGTCATCTAATATTTTTAATATTTTTCTTTTATTTTCTTCAAACCTCTCTTGATTGTTTTCGTAGAACTTAATTATATTTTCTTTATTTCTATTTATTTCCAAAATTTGATTAAAGAAAAGAAATAATCTTTTTTCCGGTTCATATTCATTATCGTAATTATGATTAATTATATCATCAAAAAAATCAAGTTTATATTTTTCTTTCATTTTTCTAATATGTCCTGGTGTGCTTAAAATTAATGGTATTTGATAAAAATAAAATGGTCGTATTGATTTTTCGGTAATATGTATAACTTGATTTTCTTTCACAATATGTTCGGTTTCTCTATGAATATTAATGTATTGTGATTCTGTGATTATATTCACATATGAATTTTCTAATGTATGTCTGTCTTCGGGTATTAACGCACCCTTCGGTAGATTTTCCACTTCAACATCTTCAAACGGTTTAAACCAATTTTTTTCACGTTCAAAATCACTATTTTTTATTTTAAGTTCGATAAAAAAATCCAAATCATCTTTAAATGCCTCATATTGATTTTTAGTAATGAGAGAGTCACAATGATGAACATCAAAATATGGTTTCCATGTTGGGACTAATGACCAATTTATCTCATCTAATAAATTGTATTTTTTTAATAATGATAATAATAAAAATCTATGTATTTTAGGTCCTTTATTGTGGCACATAAAAAATTTACCCATTTTTTCCTTTATATATTGTGAGCCAATAACTTCAAAACTTAATGTGGATGAAAATGGAATAAACTCTAACGAATATGTATTAATTTTACTTTTATATTTCAATTTTAACTCATTAAGTTCTGAATTATTGGTTATAATGAATATTTGTTCTTCATTTACGTTCACAGATTTAAAATAATCAATCACAGTTTTGAAACCAATTTCATCTTCAGGTTCGTGTTCTGTTAAAAACATAATGTTAAAATTTTTACATTTCCTGACACATTCCAAAACTTCATCACTAAATGGTGTTGATTGGAACATTTTTTTGGAGTCGTATTCGGGTCTATGTATGTCTAATAGTTCATAATTAAATACCCTTTGTAGTTCAAGTCTGGCGTGATTTATAATATAATAATATTTTTTATCAGGGTTATCATAAACATCGGACATTCTATATTTTTCTAATGTAAATCTTTCAACATTAGAATTTAATCCATTGAAAATAAAATGGTACATTAAATTACTCGCATCCCAAAATCTATCGGGATACCCAAACATTTTTTCTCCGTTTGGTATTGGTTTGTTTGTACTATCATCCCAATCATCATATACTAAATTTAAATTTAACATTTCTATTATTTATTTTTCATTATTAAGGGTACCCAATTTGGAAGTATTCCTTTGTTTATTGCCGTCATAAAATCTTCATTATATT